GAACTATGAAGACAGTACACACTAACGAAGAGAGAGATTAATTATGCCTTTCATGACAAATGGTAAAAGGGATTACAAGAAAGAGTTAGCTTGGGAAAAGAAGAATAAGAAGAAACGAGTTAAACAAAGAGCATCCCGTAATGCTGCTAGACGTAAGCTAGGACTTAAAGTAGGTGATAAGAGACATGCAGCTCATAAGAATGATAATGCTATGGATAACAGAAGAAGTAACCTTAGAGTTATATCAGCTAAAAAGAACTTAACTAAAGAAGCTAACAAGAAGAGGAAAAAGCATGGTAAAAAAAGTAAGTAATAAAAAGATACATAATACACAACCAGCACCTAATAAGAACTATAAAGATTATGTAGTTAATAAACATAATGGTAGACAATGGCAGATACAGACTAAACGAGGAAGGTAGAAATGACATACATCGAAATAGTAAATAGCGTACTTGTACGACTAAGAGAAGAGAAGGTTGATGCTGTTAATGAGAATGAGTATTCTTCATTAATAGGTCAATTAGTAAACGTAGCTAAAAGAGATGTAGAGAATGCATTTAACTGGGAAGCTCTTAGAAAGACTGTACATTTAATTACAGAAGCAGATACATTTCACTATGAGCTATTAGATACTACTACTGATGCTAGAACACTTGATGTATACAATGCTAGTAACAGAAACTGGATGGACTCTAGAACTACAGAATGGATGGATGCTGCATTTGCAGCCCCTGATGATGTACCAACAGGTTCACCTCAAGTATACTCTTGGAATGGAGTTACAAATACTGGTAATCTAGAAGTAGATTTATATCCTATACCTGATAAGATAGAAAGACTTAGATTTAATATGACATGTCCTCAAAAGGATTTAGTAGAAGAAGGTGATGAATTATATGTACCTCATATATTAGTTATAGAGAATGCATTAGCAAGAGCTATTGAAGAAAGAGGTGAAGATGGAGGTAGTAGTAATCAACAATTAAGATATCAGTCTTTACTAGCTGATGCTATATCTATGGAATCAAGTAGGAAACCTATGGAAACTATTTGGAGAAGTGTTTAATGCCTACAGGTAACTTAGAATCAGTTAGTTTACTAGCACCTGGATTCTTAGGTCTTAATACACAAGACTCACAAGTAGGTTTATCTAGTGGTTATGCAACACAAGCTGATAACATAGTAATAGATAAAGGTGGTAGAATGACTAGTCGTAAAGGTCATAAACTACTGAACCTTATACATACTAATTTAGGAAATAATTATATTGATTCTATATGGAGACATGACTTAATAGATGGAAGAACTTTCTATTTAGCTAATGGTAACAATAGAATGTTTACAGGAATAGAAGCAGGTGTAAGAGGTTTTAATTCTAAACTTGATACTAGAAACTTCTTAAGTCAGCTAGAAGATATAACTCCAGCAGGAGTTGATATACAAGGTAGTAGATGGCAGATGCAAACACTACCTGAAGGTGCAGGTTCTAATGCAAAGATATGGACAATAGCTACACAGAATAAAAATCCTGCATTAGCATTTAGTGTTACAGGTGTTGAAACTACTTGGACAGAGATAACTGATAAACCTTTAGGTGTAACTAACTTTGACCCTGATGCTTGTCTATCTGCATATGGTAGAATATGGACAGCAGGTATATCAGAGAATCCATTTACTATATTTTATAGTGACTTGTTAGACCCTACTAACTTTAATAGTGATAATGCCGGTATACTTGATATTAGTTCTGTAGTAGGTAACAATGATACTATTGTAGGATTAGCACAACATAATAATTATTTAGTTATATTCTGTCAAGATAACATAGTAGTATATAAAGGAGCAGAGAATCCTGAGACTATGGAATTAGAAGATGTTATTACTGGTGTAGGATGTCTATCTAGGGACTCCATAAAAGCCACTGGTACGGATTTAATTTTCTTATCTAAGTCAGGTGTCAGAAGTTTCTCTAGAACTGTACAAGAGAAGTCTATGCCAATGAGAGAACTTACTCTAAATATTAGAGATGAAATGGCAGGATGGTTAGATTATGAAACTAATCCAGAAAATATAAGAGCTGGGTTTTGTGAAGATGATGCATTCTATGTAATTACATTACCTTTAAACAAGAAGATAATATACTTAGACTTAAGAATGCCATTAGAGAATGGTAGTGCTAGATGTACTACATGGTCATTAGCTAGTGGAGAGCTATTTAATTGTTATTTTGATGATAGAGAAAAGTATGAATTACTTATAGGTGTTACTGGTGGAGTAGCTCAGTATACAGGACTGCAAGATAGAGATACAACATTTGATATGAACTATAAGTCAGCTAGTTCAGATTTAGGTGGACAAGGACAGATACTTACAAAACTTGCTAAACGTGCAACATTAACTCTTGAAGGTGCTAAACAACAAGATTTTGTATTAAAGTATGGTTATGACTATACAAGGAATCCAAGAAAGGTAGTAGTAGATAGAGATTTAGGTACAGGTATATATCCAAAGTACTCTGCTCCTGCATCTTTATATGGTGTAAGTAAGTATGCATCAGTAGGTATTGGTGTACATAGAGTAAAGATACCTTTAGGAGGTAGTGGTGAATCATTTTACTTTGGTTTAGATGCTACTATTCGTGATGAATTAATCAGTGTACAAAAGATTGATATATTTTTAAAAACAGGGAAGAGAAGCTAATGAGTAATTATGTAAAAACAACAAACTTTTTAAGAAAGGATTCTTTACCAGATACAGATGCTGATAAGATTATTAGAGGTTCTGAGTTTGATACAGAGTTTAATAATTTAGTTACTGCTGTAGCAAGTAAAGCTAATACAGTATCACCAGAATTTACTGGTGTACCTAGAGCACCTACTGCTACTGCAGGAACAAGTACAACTCAGTTAGCTACTACTGCTTTTGTAGCACAGAATGCTATTTTAAAAGGTATGATAGTTATGTGGTCAGGAGCAATAGCTACTATACCTACAGGATATGCTTTATGTAATGGTGCTAATGGAACTCCTGATTTAAGAAATAGATTTGTTATGGGTGCAGGTAGTACTTATACTCCAGGAAACACTGGAGGTAGTGCTAATGCAATTAATGTAACACACAATCATGGAGGGTCTGTTTCTGTTGCTACTAAATCATTAGGTGGTACAATTAAAACAAGAAACGGTGGTGGAGGTAGATATGCAGATTCAGTACCAGTTTCTACTACAGGTGTATTTACTTGGAAGAACTTAACTGGTAGTGTAGGTAATGGTTGGCAAGGAGAAGGTGGTGGTAATTCTGCTACAATTACAATGAATGCAAACCATAATCACAGTGCAACTCTGAGTATATCAAATGCAGGGACATCAGGTACTGGTAAGAACAATCCAGAATACTTTGCATTAGCATTTATAATGAAACTATAATATGATAAGAGTATATGACAATATTATTTCAGAAGATTTACAAGAAGCAATAAAAGAGAATTTATTTAACAATACAACTAATTGGAATTACTTAACAGATATAACACAGTATCCAGGGAAAGACCAGAAACGAGTAGGTTTTTTACATGAGATGGTGTATAATGGAGAAGTTCTTAGTCCTTTGACATTTCATACATTTGCTATTGTAAGTAATGCTTTAGTGAGAGCAAAGAAAGAACTAAGTAAAATAATTAATATAAGGTCTTTCTTACAGTTACCTCTTAACATAGATACGAGTGAAGTAGATACACCACATATTGATTTACATTCACCTCATTTAGCTATGGTGTATTATGTAGTAGATTCAGATGGAGATACTATTATATATAATGAAACAAAAGAGAGTGATACTTATACAGTACAACAAAAGGTAACACCAAAACAAGGTAGAGTTGTTGTATTTGATGGTAGGTTTTATCATACAGCAGAGCAACCTACTGACAATAAAAGATGTATTATTAATTTTGATGTGGAAAGTTTATCATAAGGAGACACATTGGACAAAGAGACAACTGAAAGATTTCTAAAGAAGTCAGGAAGTAGAAAAGTATTAACAGATAATCTTATTGAAAATGAACATGGGTTCATGAGTTGGGTGTTAGATGATGATGCATTTGTTTGTTTAAATGTATATGGTGATGGAGATTATTGGGATAAATATATGAATGAGTTAGCAAAGCAATTAGGTTGTAAGACAATATTAGGAGGTACTACTAGAAAAGCAGGTATGAAAGCTTTTGAACGTAAGTACGGATTTAAATTAAGAGGTTACATTTTTGAAAAAGAGGTGAAATAATGGGTTCAGTCGTAGGAGCAGTAACAGGAGCAACAGGGGTAGGAAAGAAAGCACAACGAGGTTATGAAGAAGCTGGAGACAAGGCTCAGTATAAACCCTGGGATGTCACTGGTTCTTACTTTGGTTCTGCTGACTTTGACTATGAAAATAATAAAGCTAATTATAATCTAAGTCCTCAGTTACAACAACTTAGAGACATGTTTATGAATCAAGCTCTAGGTGGAGTTGATAAGGCATCTATAGCAGAAGGACAAGGCATTAAAGATAAAGGTTTAAGTATGTTTACTGATGCCTTTAACAGAGATGTTTCTGCAACAGCAAGTGATTATTTAACTGATATGCAAGGTTTAGTAGCTCCAGGAAGAGCTAAGAATGAACAACGACTAGCTAATAACCTCTTTGCTAGTGGTCGTATGGGACAAGGTACTGCAGCATATGAAGGTGGAGGATACTTGAACCCTGAAAGAATGGAGTATCTAACAGCTATGAATAGAGAAGATAATCAAATGGCATTTGATTCTAGAAGTAGAGCTAAGAATGAACAGTTAGCTGATATGTCTACAGGTTTAGGATACTATGGTATAGGTAATGATTTAAGAATGCAACCTTACAATGATGTTTATAGTTTATTTGGAATGGGTTCAGGTGTAGAAGAAACAGGACAAGGACCATTTAAGATGGGCATGGGATTAGGTTCAGCAGCAGTACCAGGACAACAAGCAATGGCTAGTATGTATGGTGCAGGAGCGGGTGCTATGTATGGTACAGGACAAGCTACAACAGGGGCATTTACTAACTTAGTAGGTAAAGGGCTAGGAGCATATGCAGGTGGTGGTGGTTTTGGTGAGACTATAGCTAAAGGTGCAGGTTTATTTGGAAAATAAGGAGATATAGATGGCAACGATAGAAGGATTATTTAATTTTGATGAGAAGCTATTAGCTAGACAAGTAGCTAAGGATAACTATAGTGCCGCTATTGGTAGGTCTGCTCCAGCAGGTTGGGGACCTATGATGATGGGTATAGACCAAATAGGTAATGCTATATTTAACTCTGATGATAAGATACTTAAAGAACAGACAATAGCACAGACATCTTTGAAACAAGTTGTAGAGGAACTAGGTGAGGATGCTAAAGATAATGCTAAACTATATGCTGCATTAGGTCAGAGGTTAGTAGAGAATGGAGCTAGTGCTCAGACATTAATGAAACTAAAAGAAGTTGCTTCTAATCAAGCTAATGAACAGGCTAATGTAGAGACAGCTAATGCTCTTAAGAAGTCAGCACATGATTTGAATATAATAGAATACAATTCTAAACAAGATAAAATTACTCAGGATAGGATAGATAAGCGTACTGCTGAATTGAATAGTGAATTGTCAGATGAAGACAGTAAGGTACAGAAGATGTATAATCAAGCTATGATGGGTATAACAAAAGGTGATGATTCAACTAATAGTATAAAAGCTGCTCAAGCATTTGATGAGATATTTAGAACTAATTATATTAAGAAAGGTATGTCGGCTTCTGAGGCTTTACGATTAGCTCATGAAGAGTTTAAGCAGACTTGGCATTTTAAACCAGATGAGACATTTTTCTGGGGTGGTGATGATAGTGAATTTTCTCCACAAGTAAAACAAGAGATATCTGAAGCTACATCTAATGCACTAGATAAATATAAACCTAAGGCTAAATAAGTGGCTACCCTTGCGAGGGTGGCTGATGCCTTAGAACAAGCCCATGCTGCAGGTGATGATGTTAGTGGTCAGATACTTGCAGATGAATACAGAAGACTACAAGCAATAGAGACTCAGAAACCTAGAGTTAGTCCTAATGATGCTGGTGTAGAGAATATATTTGGTGATGGAGTAATTCCTAAAGCTGGAGGCTATGTAGTAAGAGCTTTAGCACAACCATTATATGAAGGATTAACTGCAGCTAATGTTATTGCAGAAGCACCTCAGTTTATAGGTGGTGAATTAACACAGCTATGGAATAGTGCTGATTTATACTTTAGTGATGAAAGTAACAAGCTAGTTAATGAGTATAATGAATTAGCTGGACAACAGTTAGCTGATGCTATTAGAGCTAAACAAGCTAAGGGAGAACCTATACCTTTAGGTTGGGAAAAAGCTTTAGTTGAATTAGCTGATAGAAAAGGAAAAGGAATATCTTTTAAACAGGCATCTGAATGGTCTGCACAAAAGACACAAGGTATAGTAGATGAGTACATGACAACAGGTGCTATATCTGATAATGTAAGCAATGGTCTTATAGATACATTCGTATCTGACCCAGAAGAAAATAAGAAAGTCAAAGAGTTATTTCAAGAAGCAAAACAATCAATAAAAGATAGTGATGTTATTCCATCAGCTACTACAGCTATGGATGAATCAATCTTGGGTACAGGTTTGAAAGCATTTGGATGGGCATTACATAGGTTATCAGGTGGATTATCTAAGGTAGGTATACCTGAAGATACAGCAGATGCTATAGTCAATCTAGGTTCATTGTTAGCAGGACCTAAGTTTGCTAAAGGAGTTAAAGGCTTTAAGGATATCACAGGATACACAGATTTAACTAAACAGATATATGGTAATGCACCTAGAAAAGCATTAGAGAAAGTAGGAGTAGAAGCTAGACTTGAATCTATACTTAAGGTATCTGATAAGAAACACATGAAAGATGTAGTGGATAAGAAAAGAGAAGCATTACAAGAACCTAATCTTAAGGCAACAGATAGAAAAACAATTGAGAATGATTTAAAACAAGCTGAGGTAGAACTTAGAGATACACAGTATAACATTCTTGGTGGTAAGAAAGAAACAATGGCATGGGATTCTAAGAAGTTTGAGAACTTAGATAGAGAAACATTTGACTTGTTTAATGAACAGAATACATTTGCTAACAAGAAGAAGATGGTTGAAGAACTTACTAATGATACATTAGGATTAGAGAACTTTAGGAAGTGGGCTCAATTATCATCTAGAAGTCTTAACCAAGCATCTAAGTCATCAGGTACTGTTATGGTACAGAGAATGCAGAACTTGTTTGGACAAATAAATGGTTGGGGTAAGGGTCGTAAGATGAATGATACGACTAGACAACAATATAATGATGTAGTAGACTTTATAGAAGGTTCTAAAAGAAACTATGAGATTAAGTGGACTCCTCAGATGAGAACACTTGAGAAGCAGATGAGAGATTTAATGAAGGAAGATATAGCTTTAACTAAGTATCTACAAGAGAAAGGTAAGCTAGAAGCTTTTGAATTAGATACTACATTTATGCCTAGAAGATTCCAAAGAAAAGAGGCAGGAGCTGGTAGTAACTTTGGTGCTGATGTAACAGGACTTAAGTTTGGTGATGCACCTGTAGCAAGACCTAAGTCATTATCAGAAAGGGTGTACTATAAACTTACTAGTAAGAATGGATTTCCTATATACATTACTAGGGGTGAAGCAAGGAAAGGTAAGTATGAAGGACAACCTACAATCTCAGTAAACAAAGGTAGAGAAGTAGAAGGCAATAGAATATACTTTCAGACTGAACCAGGGGCTTTGAATAAGAAAGCTTATGTAGATAAGAATGGCAAAGAACATGGTACAGGTGAGATGTCTCAAGATGGTGCAATGGCATTACGATTAACTAAAGCCGCTAAGGAACTGAATGAAGGTAGGGGCATAGAGAAAGCTGGAGATACATTTGTATTAGATGGTGTAACATATAAAGTAGAGAACTTATCTAGAAAAGAATTAGATATGAACTATGCTAAGAAAGTAGTACCTGACCACATGTCATCTCTAATAGATTCTATTAATGAGAAGAGACAGATACAAAGGAGGCTTGAGTTTGAAGAAGCTTTCTTTGAATCAGCATTTGGTAAGAAGAATAGTAAGCTTATAAAAGATATGAAAGAGGGTGAGTCTAAAGGACCATCTTATGACCCAAAGAATCCTAATAAACCTGGGAGTTTAAAACCATTGAGGTTTGATGCTAAGGAAGCAGGGTTTGATAGGATGAGTAATTACTATCTTTCTAAGAGAGCAGGTGATGTTATTGGAGATAACTTTAGAGTATATAAACAGAAGGGTATACTTGGTGCTATATCAGATGGACTAGTTAAGAACATGATGTTGAACCCATTCCCACATATGCATAATGAGGTAGTACATTACTATGCATCACTAGGAGCTACTAAAGGTCTTAAAGGTAAACAACAAGGTATATATAATGTACTGTTTCAGAATAAGGAAGTTGCTACTAAGTGGACTAAAGATACACAGTGGGCACATGACATGGTATTAAATAGAAGACCATTATACATGAGATTGATAGGTAATGGTATGTCATCTATGTCAATGAATGTAATTAACACTAGAACATGGTCTAATTTACAAGAGATTAATGCTAGACAGTTTAGAGAACAGTCAGGTGGTACTAAAACATATAAAGATTCATCTATATATGCACCCTGGTTAGGACTATCTAAAGGTTATGCTAAGGTATCAGAGTTTGCACAGTATTCTATGTGGACATCTAGAGATGTAATGTTTATGCAAGTAGTTAAACAGAAAGCAGATGCTGTATTAGCAAAGCAGGTTAAAGCATGGGAGAAGGGTGGTAAGAAAGGAGAGAAACCTGTAGAGAATGACGCATTGTATATGGAAGCAGTTAAAGAAGTAGAAACACATATGCCTACATATAGATTACCTGAAACTGTAGGACCAGAATCAATACTAGGTTATGAGATAACTAGAAAGCTATCACAGTTACTACAGAATCCAGAGATAGTAATTTTCTCTAGATATAAACATGGTATGGTATCATCAGGATTAAATACATTAAGAGATATATCAGCATCACTTGACCCTATCTTATCTAGAACAGGTAAGGCAGGTAAGTTTGTATCAGACAAGTTAGGATACAAAGAGATACAGATGCATAGAAGTCTTAAGAAACAAGTTAGAGATGGATTTGAATCAGGTGGTGCATTAGCTATGTCATTGTATATGTTATATCCAATGATGGATGCATTATTCCAAGTATTATTTGATAGTGATGAGATTAAGTTTAGAAGAGCTGGTATTAACCATGTACTTGAAGTAGGTGATAAAGTATTTAGTGGTGAGAAAGGAATGGATAGTTTAAGACAAGTTCTTATGACTATTAATCCTGCATTACAATTAGCTTTTGAATTGATGATGAATGTAAATGTATACAGTGGAGATAACATTGTAGATTACAATGACTTACTAGGTGATGGAGATATAGGACAGTTTGGTAGTGATTTAAAAGACAAAGCTATATCATCTATACCACAAGCAAGTAACTTACTAAGAGCTCAAGATGAGAATGAAGAGGTTACACTAAGGAAGTGGACAACAGGTCAAATAGATTTGAAGACTAAGTATGGTAAATCATTAGGTAAGAAAGCTAGAGATATGTCTAGACAAGACTTAAAGAACTTAGATAAAGCTATGGCAGAAGATAGAGAAGAAGAATATCTTAAAGAATATTATGGGAGATAGGGTAAAAAAACAGTGCTCTGGAAGCCCCATAAACAGGGGCTCTAAAAAGCACTATTTTACCTCAGACGCATTTTAAGAGCCTGTGTTGATTTAGGGTATACTACCCTACCTTAAGCTCCATACCATGCAATCTGGAACCTTAAAATTAGTACATCGATAAGACAATAATGTATTAATCTTTCGTCATGTTTCTGTTCTGTAAACTCGATACCTATTCCTACACCCATTAAGGGACCTACACTAAATCTCATAATTAATTACTCCTAAAATATAAATCATCAATGCTATAGTATTCATAGCAATGAGTGATGTTTCTTTCCAAACAAATGATACAACTATCCAGCCTAGTGTGGCTGGGATAGCTATATATAAATTTAAAGGATAGATGTTATAGGCAGTTAATAACATACTACATATAATACCTATTGTTGATAACCATTTAACTAATTTCACAAGCATTTCCTGTACAAGCTAGTGTTTGTGAGCCTTCTGTGTTATCTTCTTCCTCTTTGAAGGTACTCCAATCTATACTAGAAGGAGTAGAAACTAATAAGTTCTGATACTCTTCCTTAGTAC